AATAAACGGAGTATCTTATACTGAGGAAGAATTACAGAGTATCATCTCTGGTACTAATCCAGAGTATTGTGATGAAGAGGGTAACCCAATAGTGGAGTATCAAGACGCCGCTTTGGTTGCGATAGAAAGAGGTAGTAGTTTCATTCCACTCACATTTGAAGAGGCTATGATTCAATCTAGATTATTATACACTACGGAGGAGGAATAATGTCATTCCACAATGGTGCTAACATAGTGACCGATGAGATAGTCTTCCTGTTGGATGCAGGTAATCCGAAGTGCTTCACAAGCGGAGAAACTACTGCGACTTGCTTGGTGAGTGGAAGTTCTGTTACAGGTGCTAGTGGTACTCCCGGTAGTGGAGCGCACACTCCCAACACAGCCAACTTCCCTGCCTATTCCAGCATCAAAGGCGGAGTCTTCAACTTCGCAGGTGGCAGAGGGATGAACATAGAGGATGACTTGGGGGCGCATTCCGCCGCTTCTTGGTGTCTGTGGTTCAACAAGAACAACGGGGACACCCACTACTTCTTCGATTGCAGGGCAGATGGTGGTAATTGGCAGTTGTCCAACTACCAAAACAGAAACATCAATTGGGAGAGTGATATAGAATACATTCACGGTGGTACTCTAACTGAAAATTATGTCGCTCAACCATCCATATTCGGAGATGTGTGGAACTACCTAGTGGTGACTTCCGATAGTAGTGGCGGCAAGATGTACCTCAATGGTGCGGAGGTTTCGCTGACCCAATCCTCTTCCGCAACTGAGACATTCGGCAGGAACATGAGGATAGGGAGTAGATACACCACTTCTAGTCAATGGACAGGCCACATGGGTTGCATCCAACTATACAAGAAGGCTCTATCTGCGGCAGAGGTATTGCAGAATTACAATGCACAGAAGGGGAGGTTCGTCTGATGGGTGTAGCAGGTGGGCCTTCGATCCCGCAAAGCGGTTTGCAATTGACCTTAGATGCCTCTAACTCAAAGTCGTATGGTGGTAGTGGAACAACTTGGTCAGATCTGAGTGGTAATGGAAGGGACTTCACATTCACCGCTTCACCCACCTATAACTCAAGTGGCTCGGATTCTTCATTCGACACCATCAGGGCTAATGGGCCAAATGCAAATACCTTCGGCATAGAAGCAGCGTCAGGATATACGATAGTCCTAGTTGCACTACAAGATGCATTGAACAACGAATCAGCATTCAAGTTCCCGATGGGAGATGGTGCGGGTACTGATGCTAGGGGGATATTCGCACATTGCTCTTGGGGTAATGGTGTAGTCTATTTTGACACGAATGGCTCGACTTCTACGGCTTCTAGTGGGGGAAGAGTGAACACCAGCGGAGATGGTAATTTCGGCACTAATGACATAACCCATTACGCCTTCACTAAATCAATTAACGGTGCTACACAGACTATTTACAAGGATGGAGTAAATGTGGCTCAGGGAACCAATCGTGGCCCCGGAGTATTACTGAGCGCACATCCCGTAACCTTCGGTGGAGATGAGCAATACCTAGATGGATGGGATGCCAAAATGTATTATATCCTCGTTTATAATCGAGAACTTGCTGCTACTGAGGTAATGCAAATATACGAGAGTATGAGAGGGAGGCTTGATTGAGATGGCAGATAGCGATAAGGAAATCCTAATCACTCCAAATGTGAGTCAGACCTCCCAACCGGAAATCAAACTGGTAGGCAAGGACAACTCACCGATGTATCTGAGAGTCCTAGATGACAACTCACTTTCATTTGAGGGAACGGAGGGGCAAGTATTCTCGATTGGGCCAACCATGTCATCAGGGGATATATTCAGCGTGAATGATATTTCAGGAATACAGAGTATGGCGATCAATGCGGATGGAACCGTGACCATAGACGCACAGACCAAATCGACTACGATAAAGAATAATGCATCGAATACTGCTACTTTGATTCTAGAGAATACAAATGCTGATGCGGTTGATGGGCCTATATTGGAGTTCTATCGTAATACCCCTTCCCCCGCAGATGGTGATGATACTGGTGCTATCGTATGGGCAATGAAGAATGACAATGGAGACAGACACGAATATGGTAGAATAGTCATGGAGTATAGCGATGCTTCTGATGGTAGTGAAGATGGTGAATTAATATTCAAACTAACAGAAGCAGGTTCGGCAGAACAGGAGTTCATGAGACTTCGTGGTGGTTCTAGGCAGATTGAGTTGAATACTGCTCAAGATGACATAGACCTATGTTACAATTCTGATGCGACTGCTGATTTTTTCTACATTAATGCGAATACTCAACGGATGGGAGTTGGAGATGCAGGTACTGCTCCTGACTATCTATTACACCTAGAGGGAATAGATGGTGGTAATGGAGAGTTATATGTTGAAAGGGCTAGTGGCGCAGGAATCAAAATACAAGCACAATCAGCAACCGGGGTGTTTGGGACTGGAACTAATCATACTCTAGCGTTAATGACTAATGGTTCTCAGAGACTAAAGATAAACAATGTCGGGGGAATCGAAGCAGTATCAAGTGATAATGGTTGGAACCTTTGGCATAAACTAACATTCGGTAAGTTGGATTACGGAACTGCCGCAGGTAGCGGTTCGGGACTTACTTCTTTTACTATTGATGACAATGAAGCAGGGACTGGTTCTGTTGGCATACCCAAAGACATCACAATAAGAGCCGTACACTTTAGAACAAGCGGAGTAGTTCTGTCTGGGACAACTGCACAGGTTTGGAGGATATTCGCAAATGGGGATGCAGGTCAAGGGACATTGACTAACATATCCCTTAACGCTGGCAACTTCACAAGGCAGAACTCAGAGAATACAAACTCAACAGCACATAATTATGTTGTAACTGGCCTAAGTGCATCCTACGATGCTGGTGATGTTATGTCTGTAAGGAGAGAATCGGGTGCGGTAGATATGGGTGATGTATTCGTAGATATTTATTACAGCATAGATAACGCATAGGTGATAATATGGTTGAACACGGAATAGAAGAAGAAGAAACACCAAGCAATGTCACGGTGCATTACAAAGTTGGCCCCGGCCATGAACTATACAATCCTGATAGTGCCAAAGAGATTGCTTGGGAAGAGTTGAGAAGACTTAGGGCTAGGCGTTTGAAGAAAGTAGATATTTATCAAGGAGTTATCTTCTACAACTCATTGACTACAACAAGGCAGAATCAATTGACTAAGTATCGGCAAGATCTGTTGAATCTGCCGAATGAATACGATGATCCGAAAGAAGCAATGGCTAACTTTCCGAAGATGCCAACGTGGATGAACTAGGGTGTTAGGGCTGACAACTTTAAGAACCACTTGTGTCTGAGGGATGACAATGACTGACGAGCCACAACAGAACACCATCTCACTAGAGGATGCAGTAAGACTACTACAAGTGGACAATGCTGACAAGGTAGGATACTTGAACATCCTGCAAAACTTCGTTGCAGGTGTCGAGTCTTCTTTGACTTCACTAAGGCGAGACATCGCTCAATTCAACGCAGGAATCTCGGCTAGAAACAATTCCAATGCAGACGTTATAACGCCAGAGGAGTCTGAAGAAGCCTCTGACGACTCTGAAGACTCCGATGAATAGAACTGCTTAAGGACAATTGGCCTTCTAGTTCGGCTCGATACCAATGGCAAATGCGTTATTCAAGGGTGACTTGGCTGAAGTCTCCTTCGGCAAAGAAACAGGACTACGCTGTGATGGGGCGACTTGGACACTTACGTCCACTTCTGGCAGTACGAGTACCATAACTGTGGGAACGGGTGCATACTGGCACACGGGTTCAGGTACGGATGTGGAATTACCAGACAATGTTCTGGTTGGCTGTGTCCTTAGAATAGAGGGAGGAAGCAACTTCTCGGCAGATGATTTTGGCACTACTAGGAGAACATACTACATCACGGCTAATGATACGACAAACGGGACTATCAAAGTCCAACCTGCTCTCGCTACGAGTGCATCACAAGCAGCAGGTTCCTCAGACAACCTGACGATCGACACATACAGATGCCCGACGTTCGATGCGGGGATGACTGATGCTGCTCAGAAAGTAAAGTCAGATCAGTTCATCGGTCTGCTTGAGGGATTCGCACTACCAGAACCTGTAATTACTGTTCGGAAGCAGCACGTTATCGGCATGGGCAGGGATGTCAACGTGATAACGAGCGGGAGAGAGACTCTCGATGGAGGGAGTATGACTCTAAACGCTCACAGTCTGCGATGGTTGAAGTATGCTCTGGGGGGACATACTGCAAAGGGTCAGGGTGAACTAGCCACTAAGACTAGCACATCCAACACCGTTAGTGCGAAGCCATTCAACATCGTTGATGCTGTCAGCGCGGCTACATACAAGGCAGAGAAGGTTTCCAATGGGAACGACGTGGACATAGCGTCGTCAGCAACTAGCGGGACTGTTTTCTCCGGCCTCGACAGCCTTAGCGGAATTGCTACCGGGGACAACGTGCTGATAGGTGCGAAGTCCACTTCGACATCAAGTGATGACACGGTGCTTGTGACGGATTCCAAGAACATCTTCGTATCGACTAACGCAAGCGGAGGAGTCCTCAAAGTTGTTAGCGCAGGGGCAATCAAGTATGCATCCTATGCAGCAATCTCATCTCACACGATCCAGACGATTGCAGACATAGACTCAGGAGCGGCTACTGCGGCTCTGGCGGCGGACAAGACAATCTTCCTACTTCCTCCTCTGGGCGCGGCTTGTTCGATAGGAGACACTAGGCTGAATGTCGGTGCTACCCTTAGAGCATTGTTCTCGGTAGGGGATTATGTGCAGATAATCGACTCTGAGACACATCAGATACCCGGACAGGATGATGTGCTTCCAACCGTGTTCAAACACGAGATAAGGAGAATCGTTGCTACGGGTGGAGATTACATTCATGTCGAGGAGCCATTCACATTTGCCCATGCGGTCAATAAGTGTGGAATCGACAGGGTAGTCTATTCATCAGACAATGCAAGAGGTAGCCCAAATATCAATGCGACCACAAAGGAATTGCAGAATGGGGTTGAACACACCTACTTCGGCCATAGCACTCTCCCCTCCTTCATGATTGAGCAATCATACCGTAATAGCGATGCCACTCCCGGTGGAGAACAACTGCTACGCTTGTATAGCGGGTGCAAAATGGCAGAAGCAACCCTGTCGGCTAACACAGAGGGAGAGTTGAAACTAGAGGCGTCCTATCAGGCTGCTAGGCACTACACCGATACAGCAGGAACATTCACACCTCACAGAATGTTTGAGAATACTGCTAATACTACTGCAAACAGAAAAGTTAGCGGGATAGCCACTAACGGAGAAAAGCCATATCTCTTCCAAGACATCAGCATCGAGGCATTCGGTCGTCCAGTCTTGAGGGCAACAGAATTCAGCGTATCCGTTACCAACAGCACCGAGCCAAGATGGTTCATCAGAGGATACGAGGGTGCATCAGCCTCTACTGATCAGGTTCAACACGGAGGAACACAGACTCCTTTGGACATTACAGAGGCAAAGAGAGAATACACCTTCACATTCAAGGCTCTTGTCGAGGATAACAGATTCTGGGAAGAGATGAGGCAGAGGAAGCACCATACCAATACCAATGACATAACATTCACTCTGACAAAGCCCGGAAGCGGCACTACGAGGGAGAATGCAACTATTACCATAGAGGATTACACCATCACCAAAGCGGATCATCAACTACCAGATGACAAAGGCCCGATATTCGCTGATGTCGAATTGGTTGTCAGACATATGAAAGTCACAGAAAACAACCCATATTACATTGCTTAAGGAAATCTTGAATAACCATTGACAGGAACGGTATAACGATGAGGTTGAGTGGATTCGTCACCGTAAATGGCTCAAAAGAAAGAATTGACTGGACAATTGATGGTAATTCTATCAATGAAGGCCCCGGTCTAAGCGCACATGGAATCACCGTTGAGGGTGCTATCGTGGTCGCAGAACCAGATGTAGTGGAATACACAGATGGGTACGAGGGCATGACAGTCACCGATCTTAAGGTGCAATGCACCCAAAGGGAGTTGCCAATCTATGGAAACAAGCAACAGTTGATTGATAGATTGAGGGGGTGGGATGCCAACAACGACCCAATTAGCGAGGTAGCAGTTGCTCCTCCTGTTGAAGAAGTGCCAGAGGAAGTGCCAGAAAATGAAGGGTTTGTAGCAGACCCGGAAACCGGAGGATGGGTCGCAGAAGGAGATGAATTGGATGGCGTTGAAGGCGAGTGATTTTCTCGCGGGTAAGACCGCAGAGAGACATGAAGTCGAAACACCCGTGGGGAATCTCATAGTCTATGTCAAGCCAATGACGTGGATACAGCAGCAAGAAGCAATATCCAAGTTTGTGGATTTCGTCATAGATGGCGAGGATATGAGGCCGAGAATTGACTTTGGTGGCTATTGGCAGTATGTTCTACGGAATTGTGTCTCGGACACCGAACCGAAAATCTCCAAAAAAGAATTGATGCACTTGAGTCCAGAAGTCGGTGCGGCCATTGTTGATGTTCTACCCGGTATAGACTCCTTAGTGGCATCCATGACTGGCGGTGAGCCAAGCCCTTTGGAATAACCCACTCGGATCTTCGTTCATACATTACTTCGGGTGGGGTAATCAACCCATTCACTCCAAAGCAGCAAGCCGTGCTGTCATTCCATACGATGACCTTCGTCCTCGGTTCCCATTTCAACTGCCCTCCACACTCATGGGATGACCAACCGATTGATCGAGTTTATCTCGATTATCTGCTTGTTCGGGTAAATCAGGAACAACAGACAGAGGAGATGAAGAAAGCAAGAGACAAAGCCGACCGTTATAACGCGAGTGGAAACCAAAATAAGGGGATGCCTATACGGACAACAAGTGATAGTGCCAACCTTGACGATTTCTTTGAGAGATTCAACAAACAATTAGAGGAACAGGACGGCAAATAATCATGGGGCAAAGCATAGTCGATACAGAGCGGGAACTATACCTTCTCGGCAAGTCGATGAAAGGGACTATCCCTGTCGGTAAAGCGGCTATTGCAGTAAATATGACTCTCGGCAAGGTTCTAGGGCCATTCTACAAACTGTATCGAAACATGGCAGCCGCCGTCACTACTCTAGGGGAAGTCATGAAGGAAGTATTGAACCCGATCAAGGCTGTTGGCTTGATATTCGGTGGGATGAGGGATAACATCTTCTTCCTGATTGGGATAATTGCCCTCGCAGCAGCGGGTTTCGCGGCCCTAGCGGGTGAGTTCGGGGGTGTGACTGGACTCGCTGATGGGTTCAAGGAGTCGTTGTTATCGTTGGGTATAACGTCGGATTCCATCAAAGAATCCTTCGATCTGTTTGTCGAGGGGCTGAAGATAGGCTTCGATGCTCTCGTCATGGCTTGGGGCGCAATTATCTCCAATATGTCCGAAACGGGATTCATCGACTCGTTGATTGGTGTCTTTGAGGGCTTCAAAGCCGGTGCGGAGGCCGCTTTCGCGGGCATCTCAGAGGCAATGGGGATACTAGGAGTGGATGGTGGCAACCTCGGAGAGACACTCACGAACATAATCAATGGGGTGTTCGCATTCCTCACGGCAAGTGGTTTCATTGAATACTTCAACGAGTTGATTGTGACATTCGGAATGTTGGGCGAAACTGCGGGCATAGTCATAGGAGCAATCATAGTGCTGATTGCCAAAATCGTGAAGGAAGCAACCACATCGGGAACTATGTTGAATACAATCGTGAAAGGCATTGGTACGGTTATTGGTGGCGTAATGAACGTCGTCTTTGGTATAGTAACCTTCGTTCTAAAAGCAATTCAATTTCAATTCGGGTTAATGCAAGCATTTGCCACGGGAGGCTTTAGTGGAGTAGCGGACTTCATAGGAGAAAAGTTTGGTCATATATATGACTCTGCTGTCGGTTTCAAGGATGGAGTTGTCAAGGCCCTTGGTGGGATGTGGGATTTCTTGATGACTCCAATCGACTACATCCTAGAAAAGATTGATGAGTTGAAGAATATAGATTTGGGCAGTTTGGTTCCTGACATGGGAGATATAACAGGTGGTTTGGCTAGTCTGAACCCATTTGCATCAGGTGGTATTGCCTCTGGCCCTCAGTCGGGCTATCCGGTAGCACTACACGGAACAGAGGCTGTCGTCCCCCTACCAGATGGTAGGACGATACCCGTCACGATGCAAGGTGGCGGAGGTGGGGGTGACTTCACCGCCAACATCACCGTCAACGGCGGAGGATCGGATGCTAGTGCCATAGCGAAAGCCGTGGGTCAAGAGGTTCAGAGGGCATTCCGCTCCAGATCTAGGTCTGGTGGCTATGGGAGGGGTGTCTGATGCCAAGGATACAGATGATTCACCGAGATAGCAGCGTCACCGAGTTGGACGCAGACAACGTGGGTTTCGACTTTACCAGAATGGTCACTAACTTTCCCATTGCCGTGATAAACACTCGCCTTGGCCTTGACTTGAACCAGACCTCGATAGGCATCACAGTCGATGGTATATTCACAGATGATGTCGAGGCGACCGGCGGCAATGGTGCGTCCATGACGATAGACACGTCACTCAATGGAAGCCAGTCGCTGGCTTCTACATGGTATGAGTTGTTCGCCAGTTGGAATGCCGTCAAGGCTGAGTTGGATGGTGTCAAGATAAGATTCCAGACAACGGGACAGATAAATGCGGGTCTGGGAGAGGATACCACTCTTGAATTGAAGAACGCTAGTGGTTCTTCGACTGTGGCGACCAATAGCATCGTCGTCATTGACATCTCTTCAACCACCACATCTGACAGTCTGGCTGACACTATTGTAAGCGGTATAAATGGGGCTTCAATTAAAATTAATACTGCTACGGTAGCGTGTTCTTCCGTCTTAACCGTCAGTCAGTCATCTGGACAGCACCAGACACTCTCCATGGATGTCCAAAGCGGCTCAGGTTTCGACGGGGAGAAGATTACCATCAAGAATACCGTCGTCGGTTCCAATGGAGATCACATTACGACAGTATCCAAGGACGATGCGGGTGCTACATGGACTAACCAGTTCCTTGTCACCAATATGACGGGGGGTTCTTCTAATCAGAAGAAAACCATGGAAGACAAGGTTCAGGATTTACTGAATCTATCCAACATGAGTGCAGGTGGAGCATTGGTTTCGCCTAACGCTATTGCTGGTTCGGTCATAGACATACCAGATGGTGTTTCTTCTGTCGATGCTTCTCGCTTCTTGCGAATAGATGGCATGAAAACCGTGCAGAAATACGTCGTAGGGCTTAGGATACCATATGAGTCATTAGCGTCTTCAAATTCTGGTAACAAGGTCTTGAGGCAATACCTCATACCATCAGGAGTAGGTACGAACTTTTCAGCAGTAGATAATGACAAAGCCTTCGATCCGACTACAACGGTGAACAATGAGATTATCAGGCCCAACCCCTATCTTGAGCAAGGAGTGGCAATACCCGTTGTTTTGAGAAAATTCAATCCATCTTACAACGCTGGTGATGGTTATTGGACTTATCAAATGGTATTTGAAGCGTGTGAGCAACTGGTGGGAATATGACATGGGTGTTGTAAGATTCCATGGCAAGGCCCTTCGTTTCAATGGGTTCACAGATGGGCTAGTAGTTCCCACGGGCAAATATCGAGAATCTGGTGTCGATTTAAGGGCAAATGAGTTTGCGGCCACCATCAAGGCTACCAAGAGCCACGCGACCAAGATAGGAAGGATGCATAGAGACTCAAAATCTCACCCTCTCAACTCATTACGAGGCTCATTCACCATTGATGCGTTTTTTGTCCCAGACTATGGAGGAGTCATAGTCCACAAGCCCGATGCATTCACTCTGAAATATGGAAAACCACATTCAGAGGGTAAAATTGTCTTTGAGGTTCATACTGAAGACAGACCCTATGTCACCTCGACCTCATTCAACGCACCTGTCAAGACGAATAGCAACTCTGGGGTGTATTCCTCATCATCCAATGCACACAGGCCACAGGACATGACTCTAGGCGCACAGGGCCTAGTCCTAGTGACGGCGCAATACACCCAGAAGGAGATACGGGTCTTCGTCAATGGAGATATAGTCGCTGAGATGAATCTGGGTGGCGACGGCGGCATCATGAAAGAGACATCCTCAGACCTATTCATCGGTGGACAGGGCGGGGAGTTCCGTGGCCTGATAGAGAGCGTGAGGATCTGTCAGGGCATCCACCCCCCCTCCCTATCACCCCTCACCAAGACAGACAACACCTTCGGACTCTGGACTTTTGACGACGAACAGGATGTACCAGAAATCTATTTCTTCGACCATGCTCGTTCTGGTTCCCCCCAACAAGGCAGAGATGGCCCAGACACTCACGATGGTCTGCTAGACATACCCATGGTTGGTATTGGCTATGATTTCAATACAACACATTTCAAGATTAGAGATTACCCTGCGAATCCGGGGGGTGCAACTGATAGGTACACCGCTCTTGAGAAACTGGCAGCCTTGACACAGGGGATAGAACTAGAGGAAGTAAAAGATCAGTCTTGGTATTCATCCACATTAGACTTGACTGACCAAACGTACTTTACAGGAGTCAATCAGACCGTTCTGAACGCAGTAATCAATCATTCATGTACGAATCCAAATACAGGAGTCATAACCCCTCCAGATTCTCAGAAAGTTAGATTTGGAGATAACTCAGTCCTAGCCACATCATCTACTTCTACTCTAAACCCATCCATAAACAGGGTAGAGAGAGTCCGTATAACAGGACTTGACTTTGCTAACAATAGGATAAACTGCACCTCTGTGATTTTAGCGAACGATGCTGCAAACGGGACGATAGACAACTTTCCCGAAACACAGGGGCATCTTTTTGCCCATACAAACAACACTCCAGTATGGTTCACACTAGGGTCTGCTGACTTACTCATTGATCCGGGCAATAATGAAACAAGTGGCTCGGTCAGCAACCAGAGAAAGAGAAGAAAGGATACATTTACTCTGGCTCAATTCGTTCAAGGACAGCGATTTACCGATATGTCTGGCTATTCCAATGATGCTTACTTTGTTTCTTTGAAAAGCAGAAGCACAGCCTCGACAGACGCAAACACGTTGTATGAGCCAAGCACCACAGGGTAGAGAGAGTCCGTATAACAGGACTTGACTTTGCTAACAATAGGATAAACTGCACCTCTGTGATTTTAGCGAACGATGCTGCAAACGGGACGATAGACAACTTTCCCGAAACACAGGGGCATCTTTTTGCCCATACAAACAACACTCCAGTATGGTTCACACTAGGGTCTGCTGACTTACTCATTGATCCGGGCAATAATGAAACAAGTGGCTCGGTCAGCAACCAGAGAAAGAGAAGAAAGGATACATTTACTCTGGCTCAATTCGTTCAAGGACAGCGATTTACCGATATGTCTGGCTATTCCAATGATGCTTACTTTGTTTCTTTGAAAAGCAGAAGCACAGCCTCGACAGACGCAAACACGTTGTATGAGCCAAGCACCACATATCCAGCCATGGGTGCTGCTACCGCATATTCTATGTTTGAAGGGGACTTCTTTCTTCGGATGCTTCCACCGCCCGATCAACAAGTGGTAAAACAAACCGTTCAAGGGATAGCAAACACCTTCAAGTATGTCTCTGATGAGGTTTCTACACAATCATTGGTTAGTGAGAACCAGAGAGTCAGAGTTACTGAAACTGTGTATCATGGGGAAATCTCCAAGGTAATCAACAAAGCCAAGACCGTCGCTGGTACTGATTCGGCAAGTAGCAGTAACAATACATTCAATCGGATAGTTGTGGAAAGTGGAATTGGTTATTATGACAACAGCCTCAGTCAAAATCTCTATGCCTCAACAAGAGATGAAATTGTCGCTATTGCGATTTCAGATCCAAAACCATTCATGTTGAAGGGCCTTGATACTGAGCATACTGCTTCTTTCTCCAATGGCGTACCAACAAATGATGCATATGTAAGACACCTTACGCCAGAAAAGAAGACCAGAGTCGCTTCAATAGAGTCACCTACCGTATTAGTCTCAGCAGGAGGGCCAAAGCAGATACTCATTCACTATGATGCCATTGATTTGACAGGAGAGGTGGTTGGTGGAACAAGTCTAGCGAGTGGAGATGTTAGTGCAAAGTTCCGGGCCGATCATGCAACGGGCAATGCGGCCTATCTGGTCGTGCGTAAGACCATCCCCTGTGGTAGTGCCGTCTTTGGTGGTCGAACAGTCTCAGATTGGCTTAGACGGCCCTATTCAGGCAACAATACAAGCCTCACTAACATCCTCTTGACTGTCACGGCTCCCGGTGGACTCGTTAGCCTACCCACATCTACCTTCAATGACAAGCCGGCTTCCCATATCTTGTCTTCCAACCCCACAGGCGACATAACTCCCTCTCCATTCATCAACATCGAGGATACGGTCTATGGGGTTGGGACAGAAGTCCAAGGATATGGTCGTCCCAAGGCAGTTGCATCAATAAACACCCCTGATGATACGAGCAACTCTGATTATCATGTTTTCTACATCAATTCGGCTAGTTTGAATAATCACAAAGATCACACTTCCTCTAAACTGACACCCTCTACATTGAGGAGAAGTAATCTAGCAGGGTTTGACGTTATTGACAATGAATTGACTGGCAATGAGAATCTGGTTCTCGTTCATCCTGCCAATAGGACACGAAACTCCATGCTTGAAGATGTTTCAACAGCATCAAACTCTCCTCTGGACACCTCATTAGCAACCTTGGAGAAGACCTTGATGAGGGGAAGGATAGAGGAGATTACACCAACCGCAGGTCAAGAAGGAGAGTCAAAGACAGTCATTAATGGTCGTTCGGTTTTGATGGACATACTAGACCATCGTTCACAGAGGGATTTCAATCTAGGGCAAGGCTCTCCCGTGAAGGAGATAGGGGATTTGGGGACGCCCACCGTTTCAATGACTCTTGGAGGTCTGGGACAAGGTGGCGTGGACATACAGCCAGTATATACTGAGCATCCATTCCTACCCGGTTGGAAAGACAAGATAGTAGGTTCGGGAAATGCATCGGTTCGTAATGACAAGCAGACATCCACATACTATGCATCCACAAGGGCCGTGACTGAATTACCATTGTTCCCTTCTATGTTTTTCGATGTGGCATCACTCATCTCTGCTGATAACGATGCGAGAACCCCTTTGCCCGCAGACAAGAATTTCAAGATGACTGTGGATTGTACCATGGCTACAAACAGACCAGAGATGAGGGATAACGAATCTAGGTTCGCTGTTGATTGGGGACAGAGAAGTCCTATTTCTTCTTTTGAGGTGACAGATCAACTAGAGGCATGGGCAGAAGGAAACGGGCGATGGTTAATTAGATGTCAACGCCCATCTGTCCAAGCAGTAGTGACCTCGTACAATAGTGGCACACTCAATGTGGACGATGCCTCTGCCTTTTTGGACTCGACAGGAGAAAGAGGGCTTCAAGCAAACTGTGCAGCCAATTTCTTCGTGACCATTGGAGAGGGGGTCTTGAACGACGGTTATGGAATCATGGCAAGAGCCGCGTATAACAACGGCACATCCCTCACTATAACAACGTCCCAGACATGGAATCCTCTGAATACAACAAACAACGAAAGCAGCAATCTCGGCAACATAGATGCAGGTATGACTGTCACCCTCGGAGGCTACATAATCCTAGATGGTGCTACTTCTGTTTCTAACGACACCCAAGACTACATCATCTCCATCGAAGACATATCAAACTTCACAGCGCGTACCCCTAACCTTCTGGCCGATGAGATTGGCACGGCGGTGAGGACGGTAATTGGGCTGAATGCAAATGCCGTCCATGCAGACCCCAATAACTCATCTCGCTACTTCATCCTAGACGGCCCTAACATGGAAGCCTTTGAGTGGGATCCGAACGAGGACAACGAATCGGCAAATGACAGGCAATCCCTGCACCCTGTTATCTGTCAAACGAGTTACCTGTCATTGAAAGGCAAGAAATCAGATGGAACCGCATTGGAATATGTGCGTCCGCTTGAGATTGATTTCAACAACGTCGCTAATGTCAAGCCAGATTTCAATCTCTGCGTTGAGGAGGTCGTTAGGAGAATCAACATGGCAGGTCATCCCCAAGCAAAGAACAGCGCAGGAGCGAGTGCATTCAACCCACCCGCCATCTTCCCCACGTCCGCATCCAACAACGACACAGGCACACACATGGGATACGTCCGAGCATTCATTGGCACAGAGGTTGAAAGCAGAGATGGAGAAGCGGGTATTTCCATCGTGATACACAGCACGGTTCCGGGGGCATCTGGTCGAAACTTCAATGTGCGACTTAGCAATAAAACACCATACACCTACAAGCCATCTCAAGTAGTAGGTTATGGGGGGCTTCTATCGAGCAATAGCAGGTTGTACCAACCAAACCTGATACCATCACCTATGCCAATAGGTGCAGATGGTGAGACTTTTGTGCCTATTTCGATATTCAGAGGCGCACCCTCTGGTTCGACCTTGGACTCTACTAATGCCCTTCGTTCATACAATGGATTAGGTAGTTCATTCAAAGTAACTACTGTTGCCGCTCCTGCTCAAGAGACTCTTGAAGGGGTGGCATCGACAGTAGAGTCAAGTGGTGTTCTATTCAATGAGTCGAACATAAGTGGCAATGCACAGACAACATTAACTGTTGATACTGTCGATGCAACGACTAAGTTTAGAGCAGGAGATACGTTATTTGACGATACAGGTGCATCAATAGGAACTATCAGCGCGGTGACAGCGACACTCATAACACTTACAGCCAACAATTCTGTTGCTGTTAATAACAATGAAAATCTAATGAGATCTATACCTATGACTGACCCACGGCCTACGGAACTCGTTAGTCAGACGAGTGTCTCTCATCTCGCTATTAGTACGAGTGTCGAAGACTACCTCAAAAGATTGACTAGAGCAACCGGCTCATTGGGCAAAGGCATCTTGCGTGTCGGCACTCTCATTGCCGACTTTGAATTTATTGATCAGCAGAAAGTAGTGGCAGGTAATAACGGAAGCGTCATGACAAATTGCTTTTTCATTCGTAACATCACTCCTCGTGATACTATGATTGATTTCTTAGAGGCATTCTTTGATAGTGATGGAGCGTCCATCGGTGGTATAGAGGTTGAGTTGATTTATCCAAGGACTGATGCAGAGGGAATCGTGTATTTCGGAGGAGGTCACACAGGAGTCACATTTGACATAAGCGATGGGACGGCTAACGATTACAGCGACGACTATCCTCACCATTACTCCAAAGGCCCTACTGGTTTCGCAGGACATCAGAACCTGCATGAGGTCAGCACGGCATCTGCGGTCTTGGACTTCACTAATATCACGAACAACGACACAATCAATGACAACACCATGCAAGGAGTTCACCATAGGCTTGGAACGGACGGGGTAAATCTCCAGAGATGCCTTCTCTATGCTAGGCTCAATGATGGCACTATCACAGATGGGACTTACAACCAGAGTCCAGTCATAACCGAGGCATTGTATGGTTCAAAACTCCGATTGACTAGGGGGTATGGAATATTGACTCCCGATGGCAATTACTCTTCTGGAACGAGCATGGATGTTACAATGACCGGCTCAACTGATATTTCTGACATAACAATTGGTAGTGGTAGCAACCTAAGTGGTGCAATGATTGTGGTTCACAATGACGATGCATTCACATTTACTGGTACATCAGCAACAGGAGGGGCAGATGCAACTCTTACTGGTGTCGCTGGAGCATCAGCGGTCAATGATGGCGTTGAGATGACATTTGCTAGAGGGAATACCGTTGTCGCAACGATGACTTCCCTGAATGGCCCTGCTTATTCCGTCGATACTACATCGAAGGGGTACAAATTCAGAGGAGGCCAAAGCATTGCGACTCACCATTGGACTGGTTCCGCGACTAACCTTGAGTATGGGCCGATGTCTGATTTCGACATAACACAGGACTGGTCAATCAGCGCGTGGTTCAAACCGAGCGACACTTCATTCGCCAATAACAATGAAATCTGCTCTGGCCCTATAATTACGGGCAGGGATAAGAACGACAGGAATTGGGGGCTTTATCTATTCGGCAGTAGGATTTCCAATTCCGATCAGACCATCTCATTCGCCATGGCATACCACGATGGATCGAATCACAAGATAGCAAGGAACAAGGTGGCCGATGGGGGAATCAAAATAACCGATAACGCATGGACTAACGTCATAGTGACCAAGAGTGGGACTACCATCTCAATGAGAGCGGGAAACTCGGAGCGTCTTAGAGGATACAATTACAGCCTTAGTGCTAATCAAGATACTACTAGCATGATTAATTTGGGTTTGGGTACGTTCGGCTCAGGCAATGCTAGAAGCCTAGAGACAACCACGGCCAATCACAACAACACGGCTACCCTCCCTCAATTTCAAGGAGGGGTTGTGAAAACAGGAATGTGCTTCATCGGCGTTTCGACCATCAAGAATCTTGAGACTGTCCATTCCTCTGGCGATCCAGATGCCCTCTTCACGATACACTACACCGATGTCACAGGTTCGACACAGGGCAACCACGCAGGGGTTTGTGGCACATTGGATAGTCATGAGTCATACGCAGGTGGCGGGCTTGCCGGGACGGAGAACGTGTATTTCTGGAACGGTTCGCTATCGGAGGTAGGCGTCTTCAACTATGCCCTTTCTGAGAGTGAGTGCGAGGAGATATACGCGGCAAGGGGGGTGTGGTGATGACGGTGAACCAGAAGCAACTCTATCCTGCCAAGGTCGTCCCCATGGCATCTGCTAGTGGATACCCCGCAAGCGGCTTCTTCGCAATGCACATCACCTACCCCGATACGGAGTACGATGATGCCGTGACCGATTGGGAGTACGGCACGAACACCAACGACCAATGGAAGCAGGGACTCACGGTCATCGTCCGCACCCCCATCGCCACCGCCTCCGCCCCTGCGGAGGACACAAACGTAATCGTAGTGGATCTGAAGCAAGCCGCTACTGATGATACGAACAGCAAGACCTACAATCTAGGGACGGAGGAGGCCACTAGACTCATAGCAGCCAAGATAAACAGCCGCAGGGTCAAGCAGCAGGGAGAACACAGCCAGACTCGTTACCTGAGAGCGAGATACGTCAGGATGTCAGGTAAGCCCTCCATAACGGGAGATGCTACACTAGCCAAGTCTAACACCGTTCTCCGTGTCAAACTGAATGGTGGTTATCGCAACGGTTTCCCCTCAGATATGCCACAAAGCGGCACACTCACCTACAACGATGGCGATCACACCAATCTCTCGATAACCTACACGGGAGTGTCTGCTTTCAGGAGAGGGGGAGAATACTACAACGGTAGCCCCAAGGATCAAAGGACATATGTCGATTTTACAGTATCAGGTGGAAACCTCTCATCACAGATAACTCAAGTCTCGACTTCTGGCCCTGAAGTAATAACGTCAGCAACAGTATCAATACCCGGAGAACCCGCAAAGCACACAATGGTTCTGACTTGGGAAAACATCACACCGAACGCTGCTGGAGGCTATTGGGCAACAGCGAACGGAGGCCCCATAATCCACGGTCTAGGTCAGGCCGTGCCTACTTGGTATCTAGCCGCGAAGCCCATGGACGGAGGCAACATGGGGCTACCGGCCCTCAATTACGATTCCAGAGGCTCAACCGCCTCGGCCCACAGTACGGGACACGGGTATGTCAGATTCAGCATAGAGGGACTGAACTCGTGCAACCTCCCCGACATACCCCCACCCGACTACACAGTCACCGAGCCATCCCTATACCATATTACGAAAGTCGAAACCGATACTACGGGATCTAACAATATCAAACTAGCAAATATGGAATATGGGACGGACTTCCCTGCCTCTTCAGGAGATATGTTCCACCTAAAGAGCGGATATAGGGCGACCGCCACGAGCAATTCCAACAATATGCTCTCGGCTTCTCAGGATAATCTGACGAATATCACATATGGGACAGCGTTTGAGGCCAAGGGAATTGATGGTGATGGCTCTAAGAACGTACCCCGTCCCATATTCTCAGCCAAGTCCACCAATACCTCACGAGTGACGGGATTGCAGATTAGCAATGAGGAACGAGTCTTTGAGGATATAGAAACCGTTGACGACGCGGGCAACAAACTGACTCTTACTGGTGGTTCTCCATTAGGAGTGATAATTCGGGACTATTCCGTCCAGAACACCAGAACAGACCCGATAACAGGGGAAGAGGTCACGGGGCCATCCACCACAGACGGCAAATTGACCCCGAATATGCAGATTCAACTGCCAGACCCCTCAGAGATACCCGGAGAGGTGTTCGTTAGGAGCGGCCACGACCGTGTTCAGGCGTGGTCTAACATGACATGGGGGTTGGGGGGGCTGACGGCCCCAGACCCTCGCAAACCGGGCGTAGCAGAGGCATCTGGTGGTGCGTCGCAGTTCGACACCCACGACAGGATGCTAATCTTCCACGTTCAGAGGCTCCTGCATCCCGATATGGCGACCAAACAGGGTCTGACCCCCCACACCACCGCCGGAGCCGTTCCAAGCGGCTCAACACGCTTATTCGCAGCGCATAGGATAACCGATCACGCAGAGAGAGGTTCTCTCTTGACTCAAACAGACCAAACCAGCGTAGCAGGGACTTTCACCACCTACACCGGCTATTCCTACCCCCACCACCGCGTCCGCTTCGCCCGCCAAGGTCACTCCTTCGTGACTCCAATGACCCATAGAGGCACTCCTGCTGCCATGAGGAGGCAACTACACAGAAGCCACGGCTCGGCCTACACTCTACTCTTTGAGGCAGAATCTGAGCATAGGCATCATGGATTCGGTTCGGCCAAAGACTCAAACTCAACCACCATCTTTGAGTTAGACAGCCTAGACACCAAGAACACTAGCAACTACAAAGCAAACGGTTCATTCGCTTCTGATGGCCTTCCTTTGACAGAGGTTAGTGGTTTCAGGCTACCAGACATCAAGCAATCGGCTCATTCCGGTGTGACTCCAAGGACAGATTACGACTATCTGGTGGCTCCGGGCCAAGAGCATACGAACACGAAGGGAGCAGGACACCTAATCAGGCGGGCCGCGCCGAGTCAAGACGCTACTTCGACCACCACTTCAGGCCCAACTAGGCTCACTTTTGCCTCTGCTTTGTCCGGTGGGAGCCGCTATAACACGTCTAGTGAAATTATACTCAACGGGTTTTTGCTAGGAGACTACACTCTCTCCGCAGGACGCCCAATTGCCCCTGTTATTGACGCTGGATCGAGTGAATATTTCTCCTTGGGGTTAGAGGAAGGCGTCTTAGTCCCTCGTTCTGGAACAGAACTCGCAACAGTCCCCCCTCTCCTGTGTCACGACCCAGAATACCTCAACATGGCGGCACGAACGGCCAACCCTGCCAACGATAACGCCGGTATAAACACCGATTTTGGTGATTTTGCACTACTTGACAAGAGTAACACCGGGACAGGGTGTGTTCCAGACGCATTCCTATGCCATTGGCTTGCCGAATACAGCCATCCAGCACTCTTCGGAACCAGTCGAGAACACTACATGACCTTCAGATACAGGGAGGCAGGGATGCCTCGCTCCCTCAACTACCCCCCTACGAGGAGTCTCTACCTCCGCAACCACTCCAACCCCACCACTACTGCACAGGCAGAGGATGCTCTGCCCTTTGAGAGGCTATATGTCATACAATGGTTGCAGAACTTCGGATACAATGCATTGAACGCTTCGGGGCATAAGGATGTGACCGGATTGCGCTCTGCTAACGCTGTCCTCATGGGACATACTACACATAGGGAAGCACAGGGTACTCTGAGACTCACAAAGGAGTATGATCGTGTGCGCTATACTCGTGGAGAGGGTATAGGTGATGGGATACAGCCGGAGAAAACATCTGCTACCATATCATATGATACTGATTCCGATACTATATCTTTCACAGAATATGAGGTGGTTGTCGATAATATGGTCGCATATGATTACAGTAGGAGACTACCTGTGAGGGCATGGGGTTTCAGAACTGGTTCAGATGCTCTAAATATGCTATCAGGTGATCCCACAGAATCTGTGACAAATCTCCAACCACTATTCAACAGCGCACGTTTCGATGGTGGTGTCCACGATTCGATGAATAAAATCCCCAACGCAACCACGCACGGTTCTTCTTGGGTGTTCCCCTCTGACTACAATGGGGCAGAGAGGACTGTGCCTATCGGCGTAGTGACAACATCTCACACCGCAGAGTCCACTCCATTCTCAAGCGTAATCAGAAGAAGCAACACGAAGCCCTTAGCCTCTGAACAGCCGATTGGGATTGGTTTGACCCTTGGTATCGAGTCCGCCGGTCTGGTCAAACCTACTTCTCTCCCTGCCGGAGTTTGGCAACCAAAGACCGATCCGAATAAGGGTACGAACGAGCCATTGAAAGCCATTCCAATGAATAAAGGCTCCGATCCTTTCATTGATTTGACACAATACACAGGCTCCAACACCTATGCTCAATCTACATCACCCTCTGCTGTTAGTTCTACTCAATACGGTGTAAGCGGAGGTTTCCATCACTTGAGAGGCAACGCCCTACACACGAATCCGTCTGCTATTGACCATTCTAACACATCCAACGTCCATTATCCGACCACCGGATGGGGGATTGGAACGCACACTAACGCTACAATCAACTCTATCCTAGCCATACCCCTCTCAGAGATAAGCGACCACAGACAAGTGCAATCACGCACAGAACCACGTTTAGGATTCGTTATACAGACCGAAAACGAACGACAGGACAACCAGAACATAGAGTATCTGATAACATCGACAAAGGCTGCATCCCTACATAGCGATTTGATTGTAGGTCAGCATTTCCCTGTCTTACCCTCATGGGTTTCAAACTCCAAACTTACTACACATAACATGACCGTAAATGCTGGAAGCCCAACCAGTCAGACAATTAATGACCCTTATGCATTACCCAAGTGGAGTCCTGATACTAAGGATGACAAGGGTGATGGAGGAGCGGCGGTCACAGCCCTATCTATTTCTAACGCAGGATCAGGCTACACATTCCCAAGCGGCACACTAGGCTTCTCAGGCGGCGGCGGAGGGACAGGGTTCTCAGGGACATACACGACTACTGCGAGTGTTCTAACAGGAACTAACGGCGTGACATATTCAGGTGGTGCTGCGGCCTATTCAGGAGGCAATACTCAGACCTTCTCCATCACCATAGCCGGGAATGCAACAGGGACTATGACATTGAGCGACGATGGCAAGCCCATCTCCACCACAATATCAGTAGGCGGTACGAACAACAACTATTCGACAAGCGGAAACCCGAACACAGTCGCGGTGACGATAGGCGCACCGAACGCGAGCCACAATTCGACCCAAGCCGCCGCTACTGCATACTACGCGAAGAATGCGACAATAATAACCCCCGGTGGGGGAGCATTGAGAACGGGGCAGACCAATCACACCTTCAATTGGGCAGCCGCCACCACTACGCCTTCGGGACACACCGCACCTTCCACAATTCTATCGGGAACGGGTGCGACGACTGATTCTGGTGGTTATGTCACGAGTTGGGGTACTGTCACTTCTGGTGTGGGATACACGAGCGGTCATACCTTTGTCATAGACGCTGTTGCCCCCTCAGCCCCTCTTGAGTTCGGGGCTGGAGCAAATGCGGCTAACATATATGTGGGTCTAGCGAATACTGGTTCTGTTGCCTATGCAATTGTGACGAATCAAGGCGATGGATACACTTCTGTCCCTGCTGCGAGCATATCAAGCGGCAATGCCACCGCTACTGCGAGCCTAGACACCCATACGGCAACAAGGAGTCTTACTGCCATCACCGTCACTAGCGGCGGGTCGGGATACACATCTGTGCCAGCCGTGACCCTGCCAACAGGGAACCTAACGGGTTCTGCCCCAACGAGTGTCACGGCAGTTCTAGCATCGACAGGGCCAATAGCAGCAGTTAGCATAAGCGCAGGTGGTTCGGGCTACACCACCGCACCGACCATAACGATGAGTGGTAGTGGATCGAGTGGAGTGGTGTTGGCAACAGTCACTTTGCCCAACAACCCACCAGTCCTCACAACACCAGACAGCCATGGCATGGACTATTGGGCGGTGCGAGGGTGCGGGGATCTTCCACCGTGGGGTGGGACGTACATCTTGAGGAAGACGTATCTGAATCGCACAGAGGAAGGGACTCTGACTACTGACATATACGGGACAGACGGGAATGCTACTACATCCAACCAGCGACGCAAGTCCATTGACTACTTCGTTCGACCTGTGAGGCCACTCAAACTGTTTGGCTTCGCATCGACTCTCCAACAGGATGGTTGGTTGATGGGTGCTAGGTCATCGTATGGTGATGCTGACCTTGAGTATCAGGCTTTCACCAGAGACAATAGATACGGGGTCTTTGAGGCAGACATGGAGAAGACACTTGGCTCATTGGATTTGATTAGTACGGCAGAGGGTGTGTTTGAGATGACATGGCCCGATGCTAACGAGCATGATACCGTGTTCCACCTGCTGCCTAGCGCATCCATGCTCCAATTCTTCAAGTCGGATGCGGTTCGCAAGACTGTCGATGGACAATTCAACCCAGAGATAGAAGCACGATACTCGCAGACGACACACCCCGGTGGGGGTGAGAGCCTCAACCAATCAGAGACTCGCTACAACGCAGTAGGAACAGGCATTAGCGGGGACTTCGTTAAGCAGACGACCCCTGATGCCGTGACTCACACTCACATGGATTCCTCGATGAGGATATACCCTCAGTTCAAAGTAACGAAACACGCTGGTTCCAACAACAACGTGTTCCTTGAGGATGCATCCATGCTACCTTCTGCTGGAACCCTCTTCATAGTCGGCAAGGGTAAGGTGGTATATACGGGCAAGACGAAGAATAAACTCACAGGGATAACCAATAGCACAGGAGTTTCTGATTTGACGGGACAGATACTCAGATACACCACTCTCACTAGCCCATCGGCACTCTCTGACATCAGACCCCTCACCATACCTCATCTGGTATCGCCCACATACATAGACAACACAATCACACTAGCAAAGCAAGCCTCTGCTATATGGAATAGATTCGATGTCACCAACAGCGCGGTCAAGCAGACCACACTAGGATACAGGGGGCTGTTAGAGTACGATCCAACTGACTTCATGATGATTAACCAACGACCGATAGTCATCGACAATGGTAAGACCTCTGCCCTCATATCCACATCCTCTCCCTCGATAACAGCAATCAGGTTCGACGGCAAGGAAATATCTGACTCCTACTTCCCACCATATCTCTTCGACTCCCAGAACACGCCACTCAGGATAGCGGGAGTGGAGAAGGACGAGTTATCCACATTCCTGCTGTTCAGGAACATAGACGCCGACAGCCTGACTGACTTCGGTATGACACAAGGCCCCGTGCTGATGGGACAGACTGGTTACATCGGTGTGAGGACTAGCGATGCCGCTCTCATGCTACTGAACGACTCCGGTTCGGATCTAGCGGGCTTCAACGTGACGCCGACGAGTGCCTTGCTAGGCAAGGACAGGGAGGTGTCCTCCACCCTCGACGCCCACCCCTCCCTCCGCTTAGTCTCCGACCACTCAGCGATATTCACCGCTCGTAAGACGAGGGGCCTGAACGTCATGGAGATAATCAGAAACCTGACACAGATAGACGGCAAGCAACTAATCAATGAGAAGGATGGCTCAATGATTTACTCTTCTAACACGTTCATCAATAGAGGCATGACCTTCGGTGTCGGTAGTGCAATCAACAGCGTGTCTGCCAGCAAGATGTACGACTCTCCTAACGAGATAGTAATCGTCGGTGATGAACTCGCTCGGAACGAGAAGGTGTTCGTAGTCGTCAAGGACTTGGAACGCATGAAGAACGAGGCCAGCAAGGGTGCTTCTAGCAACTTAGTCAGGACATTGAGGCAAGAGATACCCGGACTCAAGACCAACAACGAAGCACTCAAACTAGCCAAATCAATACTAGCAAGGGCAGAGAACGGTGCGCCACTCATCCATATCAAGGGCGCAATCAAAGCATCCATGATACAACCCGGAGAAATTGTCAACATTAATCTCCCCAACCATGGCCTCCGTGGAGAATACATGGTGTTTGAGGCTACTCACGACTATACGAATCTGAAGAGTGACTTCATCATCGCTCAGTATGACAAGGGGATAGAGGGAATCCTCTCTGACTTACAGGCTGTATCAGGAAACTCAGCACCGCTTGACGAACTAGCGGGCAAGGTCGTGGAGGTAGCAGAGGTATCCCTATCCAGCAACATCAATGTTGTAGCCGTCCACAAGGTATTCGTGAGGTCTGTGAACAATACAGGATTCATTATAGGGGCGAAACACACTAATGGGATGGGGAAAATCGGAGTTCGTGACGGGAACAAGCGGGCGCGAGCCATCGGCAGCAGCAAGGGCTTGTATGTGGAGGTGAAGTGATGGTGTTTGAACAGGCTTGGTCTATTGTCAAGGATGTCGATTTCAGAATACCACGACCATCCGATCCTCCGGCAAAATACACGGAACCAAATGCGGTCTTGGCTTTTCATGGTTCAAAGATTCCTATGATGCACACACATGACAAATCATTAGGAATACCCACAGAGGCAGGACGATTTGAAGTGGGAGACTTCGGAGAAGATATGCACGAAGGCAAAGAAGCAGGGGCATTCCTAAGTTATCATCATGGTCTTGAAAATGTCAGGGACGAACTAGAGAGGGCGAGTCTAGTCAGAGCATTGATGGAAGCAGGGATTGTTGGCGAGGAGGAAATCGAATCTGCTTTGGATGAAGCATCATTCGCGGACATGAGAGGGACATTTCATGCCGAACATTTCCCTGAATCAAAAAGATTGGATAGCGAAAGGGGATTCATGACGACACAAATTGGTGGAGGGGATTTGTAATGCCTATACTAGACTCACTCAAGTCCGCCCTGACTGACCACCTGTCCACCCTAGTCACACGCATGACCCTCGGCTCAAGCGGAGGGGATGCGTCGAGCAGGGACGGGGGAGCAGGGACGCCACAGATCACAGTCACTCCCCAAGTCACCAAGATAGACGACAGGACAATAGCAATCACAGCCAACTTCGACACTCAGCAGACATCATCACAGGCAATCAAGGAGGTAGCCCTGCATGGGGATACCGTCCTCGACACTCCATCCTACCGAGCCACCTTCCTACCCATCAACAAGAACAGCACGAACGAGATAAGGGTGGATGTCCTGATGGAGGTGCGTTGAATGTCCAAAATTTCGCCGCCGCCCAAATCTCGGAAAAAACCTGTCAGTCCTGACAGGGGGTGTAATTGATGACGAAATGTGAGGTTGATATTGATGAAGATTGCACAGGAGAGGCAGAGTATCTTGTCTATGATGATGAATCACGCAGGTATTGTTGTGGCCCTTGTTTAGAACACGCACCGGGAAATGTGGATTATGAAAAAGTGTCTAAATCGTTTGATAATGCATGGAGTGTAGTGAAAGAACAAACTGGAAGTGAAAAGTGATGGTAGGGCTAGGGCAGGGACATGAGACAGCCTTTCAGTCATACCAGACGGACGGCCTCCGTGATACGGATGTCCTCGCAAGCCCAACGCTGACCAACCTCAATGAGAGGGGCCTGATGAATGGGGTCATCCCGATCGTCAGCAACGACTACAACTCTGGGTCGCGCAACGCATCCCAGACTGGCAACTGCGCTTGCTCGACCTCCGGCAACCAGTCCATCGTCATCGCGGCGGGGACGGTGGTGGTGGATGGGATGTTCTACTCCATAGGGACGCAGACCCTCAACGCCGCCACGGTCACGGCTCAGTATGCCACATACAACAGCAGCACGGCCCCCACCCTCTCTGCCAACCACGAGAGAATCCTCTTGGTGTATTTCGACCCTACCCTAACGGGGAACATCGGCTTCACCTACGGGGCCAGCATCGACACGTCGAGCGGAGCCTACCCCCAATCCCCCTCCGGCCACCTCGCCCGCCAGACCATCGTCCTAGCATCAGCCAGACTCCACTATGCGGGGAGCGAGGTAAGGATAGCCTCCCTTGAGGACAAAAGAGTGTTTGTCCGTCCCGGCCCCTTCCCCTTGGCATCCCTAGTCAATGCAGCAGGTAATGCTACCATGCCCGCTAACAACTTCATCTCTGGAGACAACACAGCGAGCCTACCCATAACAGATTTAGGATTCCTCTTTGCTCGTGACCCGGCAGGGCTTGGAGATCACCCAGATGGTAGCGGAGGCACACACCTGTTCTATCAATCCGATTTAAGGGTCAACCAATCAGGAACCGGCGGTGCGTATCAGATAACACCCACACATCGGACATCCATATTGACTGACACCTATGTGGGTTCACAGAAAACATTCACATTAGAATACAGTCCTCTTGGTTCTCAAGACGAAGCAACGACTAAACTTGTCGAGGTTGTCATGTATAAATCTGGAACTCCACGTTTCATTGCCACGCTCATCCAAGGACTAGACTTCACTATCTCGGCAAATGTAGTGACGGTCAATGGGTCGTTAGGATATACAGGAACGCCAACTCATGTGAAGATTACCTATGTCCATGCTGGACATACAGGTTAATCAAAACAAAAATAAATGATTGGCTCACAAGTAATACCCATGAGTGAAGCGTTTAGCATTGCATGGGATTTGTCTAAAGGCAAGAAACGCGGTCTTTGGGCAAATATACACGCCAAGAGAGAGAGAGGTGAAAAAACTGCCAAACCGGGCGATAAAGATTATCCTGATAAGAAAAATTGGGACAAACTGACCAGCGATGATTGTGGCTGTGGCGTTTGCACTACTCTTAATGGCATCATAAGCAAGGCAGGGCCGAATCTATCCGTTGGCAGGGGAGAGAAACAATCCGTCAAAGAGGGTGGCGGTCTAACCGCAAAGGGTCGAAGGAAATACAACAAAGCCACAGGATCGAAACTCAAAGCACCTGTGACGAGTAGTAATCCGAAAGGCAAAGACGCGGCAAGAAAGAAGTCCTTCTGCGCCCGAAGCAGAGGTTGGAAGGGAGAACGAGGCAAGGCCGCTAGAAGAAGGTGGAAGTGCTAATGGCTGAGTTGAAAAGAAAAAGTTGCTGTTGTGGGGCAACAGAAAGCAATCCTTGTGCTTGCATGAAAAAAGGCATCATGAAATGTTCTTCCAAAGAACCCATGTGTCAATGCTACAAAGATCTCAAAAAAGAAGGAAAGCATCCGAGCGATTTAAAGAAATCTTTCAATGTAGCATGGTCTGATTTAAGAGTCGGGTGAAAAAGTGAAACATTATCGGGATAAGATTAGTCAAGACTGTCCCAAATGTGAGAATCGCGTCCTCGCTATCAGAATCAATGGTTTCTATGCTGGATCGAGAGATAGAATCTTTCTATGGGAATGTCCCATGTGCAATGCCGTATGGAAGAAAGCAAAACCAAGGTTAAAGGTGGAAGCATGAGTGTGTTTGATGCCATTTGGGACTCTGTAATTAAAGGGAAATTCAGAGGGTACTCAAAGAACACCATTACTGGAAGGGCCGAGAGGGCTGGCAAGGCCAAGGCATGGAATCAGAGCCGGAAGAACAAGCGAAGGAGAACTCGTAACATATACTCTCGACAGAAGGGCCGTGGCAACGTGCGCCCCTCCATGAGGAGACAACTAGGTGCGGGTGGTAGTCGTCAAGAGACTAAGCGTTAGACTTACCGTTCCACGTCTTCTTTTCTTCTTGTCTTTTACGAACTCTACGACATATATGGCATAAAGTTCGACCATTCCTGAATCCCTTGATTTCCCTGTTACATCTTCGGTTGTCACAGATCCAAGGCATTACTCTTCCTCCAACTCCTTCTCATTGAAAGGGAACGTGCTGTCTCTCACGAAGGTACAGTTCACGGTGACTGGACGTTGCGTCCTCTCATCCTCTATCCTCAACTCCTCATTCACCATGATGTGATTGAACAACCCGGCTATCAACTCAACCTCTGCCGCTAGGACTCTCAACACGTTCCGCACCATCCCTCTCTGCCACTCTGAGATAAGGGCGATGGGCTTGAGCATGAATGAGAGATGAGGAAGGGCGGTCTGCTTCTTCCTGTTGAGTGTGGATAGGTGACGTAAATCATGACGCCTAGCATAGTCCCCATAGTGTTTCTTCGATGCCTCTGCTACTATCTCACTTAGATCGACGTGCGATGATTTGACTCTGTGCCTGTGCAACAGTAGTGGGAGGTCAAACTTCCTGTTTCCATAACCTACTAGGCAACCCCCTCTCTTGAACCTCTCATCGAGCCATGATTGCATCTCCTTAAGCGGGAGTGTCTTTGTCTTCTTCTTCTTGATTAGCAACCTCCCTGTCAGATCGGTGAAGATAGTCATTGTCTCTCCGTCGAAGAAGGCCGCGCCATCGAGAGAAAACTTCTTTGGCTCACTCCATCCCTTCGGGACTTCGCTTGCATCAGTTGAAGAGAACAAGCGATAAGCGACGTAGCCCTCTGCTTTCATCCACTCTGCTAATGACATCATCACACCTCAAAGGCAACGAATACGTTGCGCCCTTCTTTCACTTTGACTACCAGTCTGTTATCGACCAACTTGTCTAGTCTTCTTTGAGCGGTCTTCTCGCTAACAGCATTGAAAGCAGCATATCTCCCTTCTAACTCCGTCTTACGAACTACTTCCTTCTTCGTCCTGTCATGCACTTGTTTCTTACAGGCGTTGAATGCTTGTTTCCATGCTCTGAGATCGGCTTGTCGTTGCTTGGACGCCTTGAAGTCTCGCTTCTGTTCCAACCAGATAATCAGGTTGTGGAGATTGTCATAGATTATTTCAGAAGCCATGGCAATATGCTCGGCGGTCACTACTGCCGAGTGCATGGTGGCAGCAATCATATTTCCGAATATTATCGTGTAATTCTCGACATTGGGGATGAAAGAGATGGCGGTTTCTCTCACGTTGTCGTCCGATACTGTCTTGACTAGAGCATAGTAATCATCAACAGCACTAAGAAGGGCAGCATGATAGTTTGGGCCTATCGTGAATATCATGTGGCTATGGTCAACAGCAATCTTCTCTCTCTCTTCTTCAGCCATGCTGTCCCATTGTTCTTGATCTATGCCCGCTACGGTGAACAACCTGTCTCTTATCTCGTCCCTGATTCCCACTATCCATTCGGCTATTCCCTCGTAAGACCATACTTGATCGGGTACAGGGACATACACACCAGACATTCGATGTTCGCTTGTAGTCTGCCTAGTCTCAAGATTGATGTCATTCTGATATAGGAATACTCTCTGGAAGAATCCCTTCTCTAGGACATGGTGCATAATGTCCTTGGGTGGGAAAGTAGTAGCCCACAGAGAGATACCTGATGGAGTGTATATCGACGCTCCTTTCAAGTGATTGACAAGGACGTTAGTCTCGCTACCGATGGGAGCCATGGCTTGTTGGAGGAATAGTATCTTCTGGCTGAAGTATGCCTTGGAATCGTCTAGTAGTATGCTGCCCTCATCGAAGAGAAGGGTCTTGTATCCATTGAGCAGACCGGGGATAATCTCAAAGTCAACTCCTGATACCTTCTTCCCATCCTCATCGACCTTGGGAACCTCTATCACCGAACCAATCAACTTTGAATCGGAACCCGCGCTGAATTTCTCTGCTTCTATGCCGCACAGTTTCAGTATCTTGGCCGTGAATTCATACGCTATTGACTTGCCAGAACGAGATGCCTGTATCCAGAAGACGTGAAGGCGGCTGTCGATGTAAGCACCATGAATGGGAATGCGGACATAGGGAGCGCATAACTGACCGAGAACAAAGAAGTAAGAGAGGATGCCAGCATACTGGTTGAAGAAGGACAGAGTGTCGAACCTCTCGACATACTGACGGAGGTTATTGCTGCCCTCATAAGGTGAATTGACGAGACTGTAATCCTTCCACTCTCTTACACCACTAGCCGTGCCTTCGTTCATCATGTCAAGCCCTCTTCATTTTCACTTTCTCATCGGCAACCGGCTCCTCGCTGTTGAGACAGAGCAGGATTCGGTTAGCGCGGATTTTGCCCACACCCTCTGCTTCTTGTAACTCCTTCGGAGAACATGAGGTGATTTCAGAGATTGAGCCGAACCTTGCCAGCAACCGCTTGGCTATTGCCTCGCTGCAACCTGCGGCCCGAAGGAGATCTATCCGCCTATCCTCTGAAGCCGTCTTGCGAAGCAAACGATAGGTAGTGGGTGCGCCTAGAGTGCCATGCTTCTCAAATCGCTTGCATATGAATCGAGCAGCAGACGAACGGTCAGGCATTATCATGATGCTCACATCGTAGTCGTTGTGGAATCGTGCTATCGAACCATGGAATATGCCGAAAGCCTTTGGGAAACTCGTCTTACGTCCACCCTTCCTCGCTTGGGTGACATACTGGTCTAAACTCCCCCAGATGAGGAGTATCATCTGATTGTAATTGTCATCGAGATTCTGTAATTGCCTCTCAAGGTGTCCTGAGAACAGACTCCCCATGTAATCTGCAACGCTCTTTGCCTCTATCCCCACGCTCGCAAAGGCATAGTCTGTTATGAGGTTCTGGTTCACTACATACATGAGGCCAGTCTTATCACAGTATTTTTTGACAAGATCCTCAAGGCCAGAGCGTTCTCTGTTGTCGATATAGAGAACCTTCTCAGTCATTGTCCTTCCTCCCTGATCTCTTGAGGTGAACCGTATCATGGATGTATTCCAGCATGGCCGCAGCACCAGCAGCAGCCCAGAAGGCATCGGAGTCGATGTCCCACCAACCAAAGACGTTCCCTACACTACCAAGAAGAATGAAACCTCCCGCTATGAACATCCACTCGTGCCTGATAAGAATGTGAAGATCTCTGATGTCCACTTCTCCATCTTCATTGGCGTCGAACAGAGCGGTAATCTGCTTCTTCAAGGCCAACCAACTCCTGCGTGTTCAGCAAGTACCAATCTGTTTAACAACTCAATAACCATCATCGCCCACTCTTCACTCTGGGTCAAAGCAATGGTGGCTTCCTCCAATCTCAATTCATATGTGCCGGGTCTTTCCTTGTGAACTGCTATTGACCATGGCATTGCTTCAAGCACGGCTTGTCGTTCTTCTGGGTTATCACTATCCATTGCGGCTAGTAATTTTGCTGCTTTCTCTCTTCTTATCTTTTCAATATCTTTGTCTTCTGTCATCATATCCACCCGAATATTTTTGCTATTACAATTGTTGAGAGAATGATGTTCACACCTGCGGCTATCGTTCTCCAAAAAGCCAACTCACCGAAGTGCCTTTCACTCCACTTTTCTAACTCATCACTCATTTAATCAACTCCCTTGCCATCGAACATGGGGCATTTGCCAAGGCAAAGTCCTTCGCTATATATCCTCGCACAGGATGGCGTTAGGTAATTCCTAGATGCACCGTGAACGAGCATCTGCTGAGTTATCTTCGGACTGTAATCCGACCACTCTAATCCTGCTATGACCTCGTGCGTCCATTGGATGACTTCTCCGTTGGAAACCTTGCTATCTGTCGGAGGACGTGCGAAGTCTCGTTTGTAGTCCATCAGGAACATCATCAAGTATGATCGAGGCTTGTGAGGGGGGTTGCTGCCCTTGGTGCAACAAGCAGCATGGAGGCACGGTAAGATAGGAATTCCATTGAGGTTCTTCGCTGATACCCCGATTTCCGCAGCGTCGAATTTCTGAAACAATCCTGACAGTCCTGTCATGTTTGGGTCATGGCTGACAATCTCTATCTCCATCCCTCGATCCCCACAGACCTTCATACCCCCTGACTGGTTCTCTGCCTTCTGTGTGATTCTTTGCCACCCATCCTCTAGGTCGCTGATGGAAACAGGGATAGACCACTTCTTCCGCTTGAAATTGAATGAATTGGGAATTCGGATATGTCGGTCGGGACGAAATGAAACCACAGGGTCTATCGTCACCAAGTCCATCTCCTTGACCCACTTATTGATTATCACACGACCTGAGAACAGGAGGTTAGCCAACTCGTCGTGTTCCAAGATATGCACTTTGGATAGCATGACCCAGACGTGAAAACCCCCGCCAGAGTACCATACAGCATGGCGTATCCCCTCATCTCTAAGGTGCTTGGAGAGTCTCAGGGTATCCATGGCGCATCTCACCCCCCACTCGTCCTCCGTCGCCTCTGGTAGCACCTCCTCCGCCCTTCCCTTGTCTAAGTCAACGACGAAGTGAGGAACAATGGCTGTGGAATACTCGCAACGATTCCCCTTGGTCTTGAGCGATCTGAATCCATAGACCGTTGTGGTTAGGTTGTCACGGCCATTCATACCATCTATGTATCTCTGCAACTCCACCATGTTATGGACTACTTTACGAGTCCTCATGTTCACTTCGCGTGGGAAGTCTGCGAACAAGTGAGACATACCTAGTCCTCTGACGGGTAGGGCCAAAGAATCTTCTCATAGCGAGGACAATATCCCTTGAGGTCGCACCAAGGTTCACAAATGACCTCTTGCGCTCTCCAGAAATCAATCAATGCAAATGCCCTACCATCTAAATCGCCTTTGTATTGATTATATGTCTTGACTAACAATTTCAACTTGTCTTTCATGGAGTCGATGTCCTTCTGCCGGACTTCTTCGACACCACGCCATACCGCTTCGGGTTCCTCGCCCTCCTTAGACGCATAGCCCCCGGTATGATCCCACCCCCACCGCTCACAACGGAGTCCCCCTACGACCTCATGGTCGCTCTCCTCTAACAGATAGACATAGTATGCCATCTCCTCCCTCATGTTAGTCCATTTGGACGGCTTGTGGTCTTTCCACATACCAGTCTTCAACTCATGGACATGAGGTATTCCTTCGGCATCAGCAAAAAGCCTGTCCACAATGCCAGTCAGGTGAACTAACTGGCCGTCTATGGTCACTACTGCATCTAGGCTTATCTCATTACCAAGAGGGAGGAAGAATTGGGCATCCTCGCAATTCATGAATCGCTCTGCTTCTAGCCTCATATATTTCTCCAAGTGAATCTGCTCGTCCAATTCATAGGGGCCGCGTTTGGGATCGCCCTCACCGACGAACTCCATGAAATACTTCAAGACGTTCTCAACACCATATGACCTCATTGAAGCGGCATAGGAAACACTCACGTCCTGATAGAATCTCTCGACAGAATCGTGGACATTCGACCCACGGATCATCGCATCGTTCTCCTCAGACTTAATGCCGAGGATTCGCTTGATGAATGACTGTTGCTGGCAGAAACCGAAATCACCCAATGATGACTTCGATACCCTCAGTATCACGTCATCCTTCATGCCCGGATGCCATTGGTATGACGAGAACAAGCCGGGTCGTCCCGGTACGGGATACCTCTTTGGTGGACTAAAAGGTGACAATATCCATTCCCCCTATGGATACCCCTCCTCACTCCTCAACGCGGTCATCAGGGTGATCCAAAGAACCGTCCCTAAGACCTTTCCAGCCGTACCACTCTCCTCCTTTGGGGTCACGTCGGAAGACGTTGACCCTGCCAGAGGACTTCAGGCTGGTGCGATTGTGTGTGATGATTGCGTGAGACTCTGATATTCCAGTCAATTCACCTTTCTCATCCCTCTCCTCAGACACCTCAAACTTGGCGACCTGTTGTAGCCAGCCTTCTGTGTCCTTAAGCCAATGTGGTGTCTCAGCACCTATGATTTCGTTGCCTCCGCTATCGTATGCGGTCTTTCCGTGCGTGATGATGTAGCAATGCACACCAAGACGGCACAACTCCTGCAACGCGGTTAGAGCCGAGTTATAACGGCTCTTTCGGATGTTCCAATTGAATCGTCCTATCTTAGTAGTGGCATCCTTTCCGGCTACGGCTATGCCGTCCGGCCCTAACTTGAGGTCGTCCACCTTCATGATAGTCTCACAGATGTGCAACCAATGATCGGCTCCATCGAAGATGACTGTCTTCAGGTACGGCTTTGGCATCTCACCATGCTCACCATAGTAAGCAATCTGCCCCTTCGCCATCTCGACGGCTGCTCTTAGGTAGTCCATGGTGTTCTGGAACGTAGCAGGGTAGTCGTATGGCACACGGCTGGCGGCTGTCGTAGTCATCACCCATGGATTGAGGACGAGAATGTTGGTGTCTCCCTCGTGGTGTGCTGACTTGGTTGTCTCTCCACCTAGATCGAAGTCGTAGTGGTGAATCTCAGCACCGTTCTCCTTCTCCTCTTGCGTGAGGCTATCCAGAACCGCGCCCGTCTTACCAGACTTGGGCGGCCCCCATATTCCCATCAGAACGTAGTATGTCTTCTCGCTGATGAGATTCTTAGTCCTCGCGGCCTCAATCTGCGCCCATGCGGGATTGGCGGACTTCTCCAACCATGCTTCCTTCTGGGGTGCTGCCTTTTTCTTCGACTTCTTCTTCGTCACTTTCTTCTCCTCCTTTTCTACTGGAAACTCTGCGGGCGACGAACCTGCGCCGCTATACCCATCTCCACCTGCGGCTTCGATATCCCTCAATTCCTGCTCCTCGATTGATAGGTTCGGATTGTAGTCACCCTCCTCAACGAAGACCTTTGCTGCCTTCTCCTCTTTCGGAGCGGGCGTCGCCTCCTCGGACGTGTCCTTCTTCTCCCACTTGTCCATGAACCCGGTCATTATTCTTCACCTGTCGCAGGGTCGTTGTGTAGTGGCATTCTGGTCTTGGTGTTGATATTGGCCTCATAGTGGGCAACCTGTGCGTGTGTCAGCAAGGCCGCGACGTTGTGTATGTCGTCCTCAGACACACCCAAGTGGTTATCTCCGGCTCTGAACCATGCAACGAAGTCTAGGAATATCCCTCGTACTACTCTATGCGAGTCGGTCTGCTGCCAGTTTCTAAGATCACTTAACTTCATATTCAATCACTCCTGAATCCATCTAGGCCACTCAAATCGTCATCAGCCGCATCCTGACCCCATAGTATCCTCTTGGGTACAGGCCATACATTGAGTGCATCTAGGTTGAGGCGAGTCTCACCCATGTCGGACTCCCATGTGCTAGAGCGCACGGTGAGGAACACCTGTGTCCCTGCGGTATAGTCACACCATGAATCAACTTTCAGTCCTTGGAATGCGTGATGGTCATTGACTAGGTATCTGCTGACATTGACCCAGAGGTTATTCTCTCCATCTCTCCTAAGAGCCGCGCTGCTCAGAGTAAGAGAATGCCTGTATCCACCATCAGAGTAGCGATTTGCCTCGCCCTCGTGGTCGATGTAGTCCACAACCCCTCGGAGACAGAACAGAGGGCCGTATGTCCTCCCTGTCTTCTCTGAGTATTCCTTGTTATCCTCGTAGTAGTCCATGACTCTCGATAGGTCGGGGACGAATCCCATGAATTGCGAGAGATACTGATCGGGGGCGAACATCGACTCTGCCGTGGACTTCTGCTTGTCAGGAATCCAACCTAGTCCGTATGAAGGATCAATGTTGTTGGCCTTGAGAATTGCCTCGTTCGGGTTGAAGTACGACTCTCCTGCCTCTGCCTTGAACGAGATGGGCTTGTTCATCTGCAAGTGGACATCTGCTGCATCGAATGAGCATTCTAACCGCATAGGTGGCAGAGGGCCTTCCGTGAGGAATTTCTCTGCTGTGTTGCCAATGAACAGCCACTCTCTCTTCAACGAGGTAGCCCTCTTAGGGCCATTCGCACCTAAGAGCGCGATGTAGTATGACTTGTTTGGGACGGCGATGGCCCAGACGGGTATGTCTGACTCCTCGCCTTGTTCCGTGTGAATCACCTGATCGTTGGCATTGGATACTTTCCATGAGCCTTCGGCGTAGTGCGCTCGACCGATACTGACTGTGTTGTCGTTGTTGTATGGTCTAATGCCGTGCCTAAGCACGTTGTTCAGGTCTATCTCTGCTTGTTCGATGGCTAAGTCTCTCTGCTTGGACATCAAGTCCCTAAGAGAGACATGACCGACAATCATGCCGACGTAATCATCACCCTTTCCTGAACCACCTCTACGACGAACCCTGTTCACCCTAAATGCTTCCCTGAAGAAGTCCAAATCGTCACTATCAATCTTCGATAGTTTGCCTTTCGCGTCTTCCCATGACTCTGGGTACTGCTTCTTCACAAACTCTTCAAAGTCTTTCTCGACCTCTTCAACTGCTTTTCCTAATCTTTCTGCTATTTCTTTCATTACTTCACTAATTTCTAACCCCTCCTTGGGGATGTGTTGGTGGACGGGTTAGCCTATAACCACGCCGCTCGATTCAAGAAGTTCAAGGGCATTCTTGACATCTTCATGAGTTTCTGGTTGAATCAGTATTCCATTGAAACGTCGGACGATATGCAATCCATCATCTGTCGCTGATAGATCTTCCAGACCATGGATGATATTGAGTATGCTTGTTATTTCCTCTGGGTCGGAATACACCATTTTTACTTCTAGTCCCTTGGACTCCAAGGCCCGTGCTGCTCCAGCCTTCACGGTTGGCAGACGCAATTCGGGCCGGATGATGTAGCCGCACTTGCGCTCGTTCGTTCGGACGCACTTGATTCCACCTCTTATCATAGAGGCTAGAATGATGACATCGCGATCATTCTGATTCAGTATCTTCGACAAACCCAATCTCCTCCACACCCATGCACTCTGAGATGCCCGCACTTGGTTCTACTCCCGTAATCGAACCAGCGACATAGGCTCCCATGTCACCCCACCCCGACGCTAGGATTCTGACTGTGACGAACAAGGGAGTCTCAATCTTTATCGCTTCACCCGGAATGACCTTGTAATCTCCACAGTATCTCTTGAAGTCTAATCTCGATTCCAATTCGCAGACTGGATAGTAATCGAAACCATCCCTAACTCCTAATCTCCACAGCATGACTGGAGGGCCACCAGTCGGTGACTCTGTTATTCGCCCAGATATGACTCTCATGATCCTGTCCGTCGTTGTTGGATTCAGGAGTGCAACCTCTTCCAAGGTATTCTCATAAGTCAGGATGCCCCTTGCGTTCCGAAGTATGAATGGGATATTCTCGTAATGAGCATGATAGGGTGCTTCAAGCATCAACATACTCTTCAACCCCCACTCTGGAACACCATCGAAGCGTCTTCTTCGCTTTGTGAACGTCGCTTTGGTGTCATCGGGGTTCAACCAATCAATGAGGAGGAGAGGATTTTCCCTGTGTTCTGCATAGTCAGCGAGGTATATTCCCTCTGGTAGATTCAAAGACGCAGCCCACCCTGACATCCACCCATCATCATCTGGCAACTCTTCACCAGACGCGCTGAACCCGATGGTTCTGTTCTTGGAGTGATGCACCGTCGCCCACACTCCCTCGATAGGCTCTGCATAGCATTTGGTGAATGCCACAGCATCAGTCGAATCAACTAGATTGGGCGTTGGTATCAACATAGGCATGAATGGGACGGGCCTTACCTTGGTGTAATCGAATGAACCCAAGGACAAGTCTCGTACCGTGTTCTTCAACCCAAGCAAATTCACCGATGTCCTGACATGATGGAATGGTTGGTCGTATGCCATTCCCAGAGCCTTGACTACATCCCTCCGCCTTACTGGTGCTGCCCTGATGCTTAGACGCATGAAGAATGGGTGTAAGTCACGCTTGTTGATGCGATCGAACAGGGGTCGGATGAGCCATGCCCTGACCTCATTGTCATCAGCCTCCAGAATCTTGTGCATTCTATCCACTATGGCCTTGGCATGGCCCTCGGTCACTTCGGTTTCGGAGAGGGATGTCAAGAGGGCTATCGGATCAGGATTAACCTCGACCTCTTCTGGATAGGCGTCCGTCAGAAGATAGTATATCTCGCGGAAGTCCTCGTCACTCAACCTCCCCCCCACACCCCCTTTGGGATAGAAGAACGAGACAACAGACCATGGATCGCTAGATGAGGCTCTGATGTTGTTAGCAACCATCTCTGCTCTGCTTCTGAGTCGATAGAGGAGCATGACCCTCCATGTCTCTGCAAGCGAGCGATACTTCAGCAGGGGTCACTCCTCCTCGTCACTACGCCACCATACCATGCAATCGAAATAGAGACTTTCATCGTCAATCACATCAACGATTGCCTCTTTACCCCAATCAGACATGAACCACTTGAAGTCGTCACCACTATCCATGGCCCTGACTCTTCGTCCGAGGATAACTTCGCCAACGTATGTCAAGAAACTTATCGAAGTTTTTTTGCCCGCGCAGTTAGCAACGATATACACACAATCGAAACAATGAGTGATTGGACTTCGATTCACCTTGCCCCTAGTCTTGAGCCATATCTCGTATGCCATGTCAGAGAGGGCTTCTGAGTCCTCGGTATCGACCATCTGGCATACTGACTTGATTAGAGTCTCATGCTCAAGGAGATATTCATCCAAGGTTGCCCATTTACTCATCCACATCCCTCAGAGGCTCTGCCTCGACAACAACCCATATGTCCTCATCCTCGACTAAATCAGAAAGAGCATCCCTCAATTCCCTCGCTTCTTGACGATTGAGAAAGAATCCTGCTTTGGTATATCCTGTCCACCCCGTCTTTGAAGGGATTATTCTGTGCATTCTCACATTGAGCATCCTGCCGTCATAGGCATTGGATGTAATGACGTGCAACTCTTCTCCCGGTTGACAAGAAGTGTCAATTTTATTGTGGACTTTGTTCTGATAGTCATGCTCACGGCTCATTCCTCTTCACCACCCGTGTCTTCTGGGATGATGTCTTCTGGGATGATCGAAAGAGGGCCGTTGTTGATTTCTTCTAACGAATCAATTACCTTCTGTATCGCCGTGACCTTTGCACCATGGATTATCTTCTTGGCTTCGCGCCACGCCTCGTAGTCGTCCCTGTCCTTCTTGAACGGGCTTCTCTTCTTCGCTATCATGTTGAGGTACTTGTCGGCCCTCTCCTTGAGGCTATCAACCTCGTAATGCCAACCATTCGCATACTTGTCATTATACTCTATACTATGCACTTTTCCATCTATTACTATTTCATCCAATCTTAATTTCATATTCATTCCTCCTCTTCTTTTTCTCTCTGTCTTTGTCTCAGACTACTATCTATCAATTGAACCCAGAGTGGTTGTTGCCCCATCATTCCTCCTCCGCGTTCATGAATTGCTTTATCCTCGCTCCTGTGTCATCCAGATAAACATGGAGTCCCTCCCATGACTTAGTGAATCCCTTCTCTCCACAAACAGGACATAGGCCCTTGTTTATCTGTACGAATATCTTGGCTGGTTCGGGAGGCTCAATCCTGACTATCGCACCACATTGCTTTGAGCATACTGCTGCCTGTCCATAGCGATCCTCTGGTATGTTGAGGACATCACCCTCCTGATTGTATGCCTTTCCTATGTCCAAGACTATTTCCCATCCTATCTCAGTACCCAATGCGACTAGGTAGTCATGCGTATCGAACAGGCTTCTGTTGTCTTCATTCACGATATGATCGGGTCTGGCAGCATACAACTCCTTCAACGAGAGGGTAGCCTCTCCCGTCCTCTCATAAATGCCAAGGTCTGGGACGACCCATCGCCCCCCCTCTGCTAGGCCGTTCCACAGGCGAAACGCCCATACCACCTCATCCTCAGTTATCGCCATTCGGTTCCCACTCCCACTTCTTGCACATAGGGCATTCAACTGTCTTTCTCACGCCGCCCTTGAGTATGTCCTTTCGTTCCTTGCTAAGATTCATCTTGACTCCACATGGGCCACACCATACCTGTCGTTCGTATTCTTCCATCTTCACAACATCCCTTCTAACTCTGAATCAGAAAGTCTTGATGCGGTTGTTAGCCATCTCCTCACACGGAAACCATGACCGGCTCTCTTCTCTATCTTGTAATGATTCAACCAATCCTCGACGGTCTTGAGTCTAGTGTCTATGATGTCAAGTCGTTCGGCTTTCTCGATTCCAGCCCATTCTTGATACTCTGTCGTTGCCAACAAAGCACCTCTTTCTGCGCGTATCTCAGCCATTAATTCCAACCATGGGGCCGTTAGCATCCTGTACCTTCGCTCTATTGCGTAGGCCCTTCCCTTTGGGTCGTCCATACTATATCCATCGTCGTGAGGGGTATAAATATCCCTCAATCATATCCAGTCGGACATTGAATCATCGAATTCTTCTGGTGAAGGAGGTTCGATGCGGATTTCAAAGAGTTCTTCCAGATCTACTTGTATTGGGAACCACCCTCTTCTCTCAAGCATGGCATCGACGTAATGGAGAAGGGTAGATTCCTTCTCGACCAATTCGATTCTATCACTCTGCACTATTTCATGTGGTATCCATCCAATGCGCCCTGTGTCCACTTCAATGACTCCGAAGCCGTCTGTTGGAATTTCATATATCCGTGGGACTACTCTGTCCATTACCCCTCGGTAGTCAGGTGGCACTAGGTTCTGTGATAGCCTATTGCTCTGGAGTATGATTATCGGTGACTGAATCTGCCATGGCTCCCCATCAATGGTCTGACCAACATCAGACACGCCAACAGGTTCGTCGCTGATTATCGTGATTGAGGGTAGTACCCACCGACCCATAGCATAAGCAAACTGCGGTTTAGGTGCGACGGGGAGATTATCCTCATCGACTCTCATTGGTTATCCCTCATCATAGCCATCAGAGCATCATAAGCCCCCTTGGCATGATCATCAATGACAATGGGTTCAGGATCGTTCTTGACCTTCTCTATCACCCACTTGGTAGTGACAGCCCCATTCCCCGGCTTCATTGACATTGAGAAAGGAGGATGCCCGAATAGAAACTGTGCGCCAATCCAGACCTTCTTAGCACTCTTTCTCGGACGCCCCGGTCTGCTAGTGAATAACTTGGCCCTGATGCCGGGGCCGACCCTCTGCCCCCTGCCGTTCCTCGTTGCTGACATCTATTCCTCCTCCTCTTTCTTGACATTAATCTGCTCACCGAAGTGAGTTCCCATATACACGGAGCCGCAATCGGATGCCGCTCTGTGAATCTCCGTCAATTGCATTTCCAACCCATAGTTAGCCATCAATTGAGCGATGTCCCTCATCAGCATAGGCACTTTCTCTCTAGGGAAGTGTGCTTTGTTCCTCAGAACGATCTCGATACTCATTCTTCACTCACCCCGACCTCAAACGTGCCGCCCAACTCGACTATTGTTTCTTGCAAGACTCGCATTGCCTCTGAGTGATTGCCCTCTTCCATATGCGCTATTGCAATCCTCATCAAACCGCAGACCGATGCGATTCCCGTACTCGATAATGCTATCATGAGGACTCCTCCTCACACGCGCACCTTTCGCCACCCCACTCCATTTCCCTACAATCTGGGATGATGGGGTTGTCACAGGTCGGACAGTCTCTTAGATCGAAGACCCATGCTGGTAGATACTCTTCTGGATGCTGCGGGTAGTCAGAATCTCTCATTCATGCCACCGCCGCTACTGTTTCAAGGTAGTCCATGACTACTGTGTTCTCCCTTAGTGTCGGAGTATCCATGAGAATCACGTTTCCTGCAACCATCTTAGGCCCCATGAGGACATAGGTAGCGAGCAACTCAGCGAATAGCATCACAAAGCGTGTGTTCATCACAAACTCATCATACATCCCGCCCTCCTCATTCGCAAAGATGATGTGACCGGGGATGGGTAGTTTCTCGATCAGCCCCCCCACGAATCCCTGCAACTCATCTAGGGTGAAGTCCTCACCATCTTCTGGTTCGACTTGCACAACTGGATGGGAGCCATGCTCTGGTTCTTGGTAGAATATCCATGCCTTGCTAGGTAAGTCACCCATGCTACTCCTCCTCCTCTAGTAGTGCCTTGACGCGGTTCTCTGCTAGTGCCTTAGCCCTCATGACTTGTGGTGATGGAGCATTCTTCCGAGCCTTGAATTTCAAGTTGTATCGGTATCTCTGACCTGCTCTCTGTCGGCTGTTAGGCATGGTCACTCCTCCTCCCATGACCTGTCGGCAACCATGTTGAGTCCGGCTAGTCTCCTCTGCCTCCACTCATTGCGATATTTCCTGTCGTGTCCTGAGAGGTCGTATCTAGCAGAGCCATACCTGTTCTTGACGGTGTATTGGTTGCCCTTCTTGCTCTTGATGACAATGACGCCAGTCTCCTCGTCAATCCACTTGAGTGGCTTTCGGAGATCAGAGGTTGCCCACTTCTCGTTGCCGTCCATGATGATGTATTTCTCCCCGGTCTGGGCTGATTGTAGGAACCCGTACTTGTCGTAGTCCTGTTGCTGGTAGTAATCCATTCACTCGTCCCCCTCATAGCCAAACTGTGCTATATCGAAGAGAATAGTCTCCAACCCCTCAAGGTGTTCGTCCTTGATGTCATACTCCTTCTTCAACCTCTGAACGAGTGTGATTGCCGTACTCATCATTCACTCGTCCCCCATCCAATTGTAGCGGCAGGAGCGACCACTCGCTCCGTTGGTGGTGATCCACCCGGCCTTGACTAGAGAGTCGAAGCGTGACCTCCATTGTTCGTCAGCCATGCCCATCTCAATCATGCCCTTGCGGACGTTGCCGATGGTCAGGTCGCCTAGAGACAGGACGCTGCTGAGGGCGTCTGTCACGGCTTCCCTGTTAGCCATGAGGTCGGAGAGCGAGGAGGAGTCACCACCCTCCTCACCCCCCTGTTCGTTCTCCACCCCTACTATGATCGCGCTTGGAGGCACAGATGCGGGGATGGGATTCCCGCTTGGTGACTCTGGGGCGTGAGTGGTTATGATGTCTGATGCGATGACGGGCCTCTCTGCTGCTGGAGCAGGTAGTCCCTCGACCGCTACTGATACATTGGTGCGAATGGTTCCCTTGGTGCGCGAGCGAACCTTGCGTGTCAATGAATTGACTAATTCCTCAATCGTGTCCTGATTGTGAACATTGGGGAGGAGCGACTTGTCGATGCTAGTCCTCCCGTTCTTCTCGACCATGGACTCGTCCTGTATGTCGTTGAGTATGTCCACTATCCTCTGAACCTGCGTCATGTCTCCCCCATTGGAGTGACACAATGCCGATAGCAGGAACGCATAGTTGAATTTGTGATCCAGAGCCATCGTAGTTACCTTGTCGCTCATCCCAACCGGGATGACTACTGATGGCTTGTCCGGGTTGCTCTGTCCCACCCTGAGTGTGACGCCATTGACCTTTATCTCAATGCCAACGTCACCCACGGAATGCAACGGGGCCTTCCCTCTCGCATCTCTCTCGTCCTCGTTGAGATAGATGTCTCGTCCTTCGTTTTCCCAAGCCGCGTGAAGCAATTCCTTAGCCGACGACCCGATGCCCTCTAGGGGTATCAGGGCGGCTAGTAAATCGGTGCTTAACCGGCCATCCATATCTTTCTTCATATCTGCTTTGCTCATATTATCTGTATCTCCTTCGCCCTCTTAGGGCATTGTTGAGTAGTGGGGGGTGTATTTGAACACTTCGCTACTTGCTATTACGACGCGAGTATTCCCCGTTGCCCGCCCTCTTCTCGCGCTGGTTCTTGAGATAGCACTTGCCACAATACATCTTCTTGTTGCTCCTCCTAGCCGTCTTGGTATTCCTAGCATCAATCACACAACCACATCTGTGACAAGGCATGGTGTCCGTTAGGGGGCGTTTCGCTTATGATTGCTCCCTCAACATCTCAACCTTTCTCCAAAACGCATCTATGGATTTGTCAAGCATTGCCCACGCCAAGTCTTCTTGAACGACCCACTCCTCCGCCATGGACATTCCATTATTCAGCATGGTGCTTCCGTCTATTACGTCTTCAAGAAGCCATGCAACAGCAAGGATGTAATTGTCCGGCACGATGCGGGTTCGGGCTTTGTAGGTTTGATACTCCATAACGTGACGACCATACGCCTTCTTCCAGACAGAGATTGGCGGGTTAAGAGGCACAGCATTTGCTAGATTGGACAACCACTCTCTTGCCCCCCAAAGTATCTCATCCAAGTCACAGGACTCTTGCTCTGGATCGTATTCTGCATCCTCTAGTCCAAGTGCCTCCCTAATGCTTGAGTATCCCTCTTGTTCCTCATAATATATATGATCCACACCCATGTAGTGATCGACTACCTCGCATTGAAACGCACTCAAGGAGAGTCTTACCTTTGACATTCACTCGTCCCCCTTTGGCTCGTAATCGACGTGGTTCTCAGGTAGCCTGTGCTTTCTCCTCTCGACCATGTTCATCAGGTAGCCGGAGATGTTCGTCGCCCCCGTCTTGAACCGCTTCTCCGCAACCCTGTCTCCCTTGGGTATCATCTGGGACATGAGTCCGCTCAGGTCTATCTCCCGTCCTAGCAATTGGAGGACTTCGTACTCGACGTGCGCGATGCTCCTCGCTCTGCCCTTGCCGATCTGTCCATCACTCATCTCTTACACCTGCAAGCATTGCCCATCATGGCTCCCCATGGCCCGGTTGAACCTCCGCACTTTCGACAGATGCCCAAAAGCACCTCACTTTGTTTTGCTTTATTTTTCTTCTTCTTTTCACTCATTTTTTCACTTCCATAAACCGGGCCAATTTTGCCTCGGTAAAATTAACGAGTCGGTATTTGACCATAAATGCTTCTGCCCAAAAACGGCATACTGCGAGCCATTTTGGGGTAAAATCGTCTATAATTGCTAGTATTTTCTGAGTTTCCAACCATTGGCTTCGCGTCGAAGTCTGGCGCATCTTCCGCATCTCTTGGTATGCTCCTTGACGCTGGTTGACAGTTTGGTTTTCCCACACTCCATACAGGCTCTGTAATTGTCCGGCTTTCGTCTAGGGGTTGACTTGTAGTTCCTAGCGAACGGCCTCATCAATTCCACTCCTTGTAGTCAAGGCTGAGATCCCATATCTGGATGTCGTACCGTTGGTTCTGTGCTGGAGATAGTACCTGCGTTCTGCTAACCGGGCGAAATCTGGGATCTTTACTGAGGATGTTGCCGACCTGCTGTTGGGTCGCACCGCTATATGATGACTTGTTGAGATGATCGTAAATCTGCTGAGAATTTTGTGGGCCTTTCTTCTCAAGGAAACGTACTATCTTCAAGCGTAGTCGTTTCGTTCTGCCCGACATAATCCTCTTGATGGGCATTCAGCCCATCCCCGGCATTGGTGGCATCATGTCCCCTGCACCAGCCTTCATTGAGATTACGTCATCAATCCTGAGTATCATGA